CTGCAACCGGTAACGTTACAATAGGTGGTACCTTAAATGTAACAGGTACGACTACGTTAGCAGGTGCTTTAACTGCTTTAAACATTTCGGCATCAAGTAATATTTCATCTTCAACTTTACGTACTACTAGTAATACCGCTATAGGTGGTACCTTAAATGTAACAGGTACGACTACGTTAGCAGGTGCTTTAACTGCTTTAAACATTTCGGCATCAAGTAATATTTCATCTTCAACTTTACATACTACTAGTAATACCGCTATAGGTGGTACTTTAACTACAATAGGCGCTATAACTTCATCAGGCGCCATTAGTTCATCAGCAGGTTTATTAGGAACTGTTTTAACTTTAACTCCTTACACATCATGGCCCCCAACACCAAATCCACCAGAAGGTTCCCTTGCTATTAGCGGAAGCGGTGCTGCCATGAGACTTATGTTACATACTGGTAGTAATAATCTTGATTGGAGAGCATTAAAATATTAAATAATTTATGTGGTTATATAATAATAAAGTTATAGAAACACTAGACGATTTTCCTCCCAACATATACGGGTTTATATACATTACTACTCATTTACCGAGCGGAGTATCGTATATTGGAAAAAAAGTGTTATTTCACAATGTTAAACGTAAATTAACACGCAAGGAATTAGCCGAATACCAAGGTGCCGGCCGCAAACCAACCCACCAAACAATTCAAAAGGAAAGCGATTGGAAAACATATTACGGCTCTGCTAAACCTATTTTAGAAATGTTAAAAGAAGGTAAACAGCAAGAATTTAAACGTGAAATATTAGAGTTAGTTTACAACAAAAAACTACTAACATATTACGAGTGCAAGTATTTGTTTAAACATGGGGTATTAGAAAATCCTGAAGGATGGTACAACGATAATGTTTTAGGTAAATTTTACAAGAAAGACTTTGATTCCAAGTAGGAATTTTATATATTTCCCGCTATGGTAAACAATCTAGCTATAGCTTTAGTTAATTCAGTATTAGGACAAGGTAAACCTACTGCTCGAGGCAATCAAGCCTATACTTGTCCTTTTTGCAACCATTCTAAACCTAAACTTGAAATAAATTTTGACGAAAACACAACATACTATCAAAAATGGCATTGTTGGGTTTGCGATAAAAAAGGTTCTAAGCTACTAAGTTTATTTAAGGCTATGGATGTTTCTCAAGAAAAAATAGCAGAACTTAAATCGCTACTAGGAAGTGGGTTTAGGATTATAACAAATCAAGTTAAAACAAATGTTAAATTACCTGATGAATTTAAATCCATAATAGATATAACTGAAAAGGATATTATTGGGAAACATGCTCTATTATACTTGAAAAAACGTGGAGTTTCTAAACATGATATATTAAAACATAATATAGGATATTGTGAAGGAGGAATATACGATAAAATGATTATAATACCCTCATACGATAATGAAGGTAAATTAAATTATTTTATAGCTCGTAATTTTAATCCAAACTCTAAAGTAAAATATAAAAATCCATCCCTCAGTAAAAATATTATACCTTTTGAAATATTCATAAACTGGGCATCTCCTCTTATATTGTGTGAAGGTTTATTTGATGCTCTAGCTATTAAACGAAATGCTATACCTTTGCTAGGAAAGCATATACAAGATAGTTTAATGAAAAAAATAGTTACCTCAATGGTAAAACAAATATACATAGCTTTAGATAAAGACGCTATGAAAGATTCATTGCGATTTGCTGAGTTGTTATTAAATGAAGGTAAACAAGTATATTTAGTTGATTTAGAGGATAAAGACCCAAGTGAAATGGGCTTTAAAAAATTTACTTCTCTAATTCAATCTACTCCGCCTTTAGACCAATATAATCTAATGGTTAAAAAACTCCAACTAATATGATAATAAAACACTCATATGACAGGATATTAGAAATATCTGATGATCACAAACAAATCACATTACCCGATTCCCGCTACTATAGACGTAACGGAGAATATTACCCATCTATTACTTATATATTACAATACTATCCAAAAGGTAAACATTTTGAAAATTGGCTTAAGCAAGTAGGATATGCTTCAGAGTATATAATTAAAAAAGCATCCGAAGAAGGTACTCAAGTACATAATTTAGTAGAAAAATATTTAAATGGAGAAAAGCTTAACTATCTATCCAAAGATGGAGATCCAATGTACGCTCCTGAAATTTGGCAAATGTTTTTACGATTTGTAGAATTTTGGGAAACATATAATCCTAAACTTATAGAAACTGAAGTTCACTTATTTTCAGATGAATTTAAAGTAGCAGGAACATGCGATTTGATTTGTGAAATAAACGGTAAATTATGGTTATTAGATATTAAAACATCAAACCACATGCAAATTATCTACGAACTACAAACCGCAGTTTATGGTAAATGTTACGAAGAATGTTTTGGCAAAACTATAGAAAACTACGGAGTACTATGGTTAAAATCATCAAAACGCAAAGCTAACAAAGAAAAAATGCAAGGAAAAGGATGGGAAATAGTTACATCAGAAAGATCGCAGAGTGAAAATCTCCATATATTTATGATGGTAAAACAATTGTTTAATTTGGAAAATCCAAATGCGGAACCACAATTTGAACAATTTAAAACCACTATAAAAAGAACAACATGAAAAAACAAATCTTATCCGAAGAATTTAAACGCATGCAGAAGCTTGCGGGTGTAAGTAATAAAATTCAAATAAATGAAGCTTGGAATAGTTTTCTAAAAGGTCCAAAAACCAGTGATGCATCTCGTGATGCCTATAAATCTCAAGGTTTTTCCAATACTGGGACTGATGATTTACAAGGAAAAAATCCAACAGATTATATAATGTTCAATGGTAAAAAATTTTATAACGATGATTTACTTTTTGCACCCTATAATGATACAGGAAAAATTCCAAGAATAGAAGGTGATAAACTAATTATATCTAATCCTGCTTGGATGGATGAAAATAAACAAATATCTGAAGTTAAAGAAGATTTATTCAACAAATATAAATCTAAAATCGAAACACTTCGTGATGAATTTATTGCAGATTTGAATAAACAAAGAAAAGATCTTAAAAAACTACCTAAAGAAGATAAAACCAAATTATCTCAAATGATCCGTAATCTTACAGGAGCAGTAGATGATGCATTAAGTGAAGGTAAAAAAATAAAAGAAGTTTCTCTTAACCCAGAAGAACAAAAAATATTTAATGATATAATTAGTCCTTTAAATGAAGGAACATTTGATAGTATACTTGAAAAAACTAAATTTTATGTTAAAAAAGGATTAATGACTGCTGCTATATTAGCTGCATTAATGGCATTACCTAATCTTTCCCAAACCCAAAAGCAGGATATTAGACAAATAGCTGATATAGAAATGTCTATTTCAACCACTAAAAACGCAATCAAAATCGAAGATATGGGAGGAACATTAGATCAGGCTTTAAAATCAACAAATCCTTATGTTCTAAATTATAAAGATTTCACATCAAATGTTCCATATACTTCATGGAATTATGGAGCTGATGCTGGTAAATCTAATGCTACAGTTGGGTTATCTATTAATATGGAAAAAGGATCAGATATGATATCAATTATTATAGAGCAAGTTGATGGAAAAAGTACTGAAGGGTATGAAGCAATAGTAGCTAGTGCTAAAACTTTAGGAGGAAAAGTAGATCAAGATTTTGAAGTAACAACTATTAAAATCTCAGTTTCTAAAAATAAAATACCTGATATTGTATCATTTGTAAAAAATAATATTGGCAATTTAAGTAAATAATGTGAAACAAATTTTATCCGAAGAATTTAAACGCATGCAGAAGCTTGCGGGGATTGTTGTTGAAAATCAAGAACTCCAATCTCGTTTGAATGAAGCTATAGAAGTACCAACTTGGTTAAAAGGTAAATTAGAAGATGTACATGTAAAACTTGGTCAAGGTTCAATTTTTGCTAAACCAATAGATAGTGTTTTAAAACTAACCCAAGACACCCTAAATAAAGAAGTTAATATAGATAAAATAGCCAATAGTACAGGTACTTTAACCATAAAATCCCCAGGAATTGGATATAATCTAGTATTACCTATTGATAAAGCTAAATCATTACCGGGAGCTAAAGAAAATGAAGTAGAAAAAGTTGAAGGGCCAAACAAAATAAAAGTTCCTTCTATTACTACTACTGCTCCTTTAACTCAATTTAAATCAGATGAATTAACTATCATAGTTCGTCCTAAAAAGGATGAAACCGGTGCTATTATACCTAATGAATATATTGTGCTATCTGCTTTTCCTGGTGATCCTAGTATACCAAGAGCATCAGAATGGGGTGGAAAATATGCTGTAATTATACCTAATAATAAATAATATGAATTTACTAACACTAAATGAAAAGAAAAATATAGTTAAAAAAGTTCTTGAAGGATATCAAGGTATTACTATATCTGAGGCTAGAACAAATCAAAATATAAAAAAAGAAATAAAATTAAATCTTGTATTTTATAATGAAATTAAAAAAGGTTTTTTAAATGAAACTAAATCTAATATTATAGAAGTAGAAGGGCTTGGTAGTGGAATATTACAGGCACTAGGAACAGTTAAAGATATACTTTCTACGTTTAAAGTAGTAAAAGATATAACAACTTGGATAAAAAACTTTATATCAAAAATAGTAAATAAATTTAAAGATATAATTATAAAGCATGTTCCTGGGGGAGAAAAAGGATTAAAAAATCTTCAAAAATTTGCAGATGGTGCTCATAATTTTTTAAAATGGTTATATAATACCTTTACATATAAAGGACTTGCTAAACTTTTTGCTATGATTAGATATCGAACTTTTTTTCCTACAAAAGAACAAAAAGAATGTATGACATTAGCTGCTCAGAAAGTTTACAAAGTAATTTTAATAATTCTTATAGTAGCTTTTATTATAAAAGTAATATTAGTAATAGGTCCATTAATAGGTTCAGCAACAACCGCAGTTCAAGCTGGTACTCCTTTAGTAATAGCTCTTGCTCCTTTTGAAACTGTTCTAGCAAAAATTGGAATATTAAAAGTTTGGAGTCTTATAAGTACCGGTATAAAAATAAAAGATGTACAAAAATTAAACGATGAAATAAAAGCAGAAGAAAAAACAGCTAAAGAAGGTGAATTAAATAATTTTAGTGAAGCTTGGAATAAATGTAAAAAGCCTGAATATAAAAACCCAACGGGGGATTATTATACTACTGAGTCTTTAAAAAAGAATTTAATTTAGTATAAAATCTACATAATAATTCAGAAGGCTTGGTTATCCAAGCCTTTTTTCATATATTTATAACAAAATCTGCCATGATCAGACTGATATCTCTTTTAAGAGAAGCCATTGAAAAACCTAAAGCTATATTTTTAGCAGGTCCGGCAGGTTCAGGAAAATCTACAATAGCAAAACAACTTTTACCATCAAATATACCTGTTTTAAACATTGATGACACATACGAACAAATGTTAAAAGATACAGGTTTAGGGATGGATATAAAAAATTTTACACCTGATCAACTTTCCCAAGCTGCTAAATTAATGGCTTCTGCTAGAAAAGTTACAGACGAAAAATATCAAGAACTACTTAAAAATCTTAATAATATTATAATAGATGGAACAGCAGGAGCATCTGGTCCTATCCACAAGAAAAAAGAACAACTTGAATCTTTAGGATACGATATAATGATGTTAATGTTATATGTTTCCCCTATAACATCTCTAGAACGCAATCAAAATCGTCAACGTAGTTTACTTCCAGGTATTGTATTACGCACTTGGAGAGATGTAAATTCAAATATAGATATATATAGAAATATGTTTGGGGAAGATAAATTTATTTTAATAA